TTCATGTATTCATTGACAGGAGTAGTCCAATAGTCCTGCTCTGCTGTCTCTTTGTCAGCTGCTTTGATGGCTTGTACAAGATCTTGTACCGCTGGCTTAGGCTTTGACATTGCTACTACTTTAGCCATCTCAGTACGCGAGGCTTTCTGCTTGTCAATGCCCAGACCTGCATTTCCAATAGCAATCCCAAGACTCGAAGTAGCACAATTCTCCAATGCGAAATCACGATTGACATTGGAAGAACCCACAATCTCGTTGGCAAGACCTGTAGCGATCGGGAACGCATCACCGCGATCTGCATAGACCGAAGCCTTAACAATAAACCGCTTGTCAGACCAGTCAAGTATTTCAGTAAATAAACGACCATTTGGATACTTCTCCCAGAATAGTTGGATTCTTTCTCGAACTGTGGTGTATTCCTCTAGATTAAACATAGAGTTCATTCTCCTCTGTGGCTAGTTGTCCAGCCAGTGCGCCATAGCTGCATAGATCAATCCAGTTGTCTATGTGCTGAGCTGATTGATTAGTCCTAGCCAGTTTAACCAAGACCATGATGCCTGCCACCTGATAATCGTGAATCGGCATCTGCAAGTAAGCACTCAGCAACATGGCTGTGTGTTCTAAATTGTCGGCAGGATGCCCATACTGAAGTCCACGATCTCGAATCGTGTCTGTGGCTGTAAGTAGGATTTCATTAGCTCTCATTCTTGCCAGAATCCTTGTCGGCTTAAATCGCGACCACGCACATAACCTTCGCGCCTGCCGTCCTTGAAGCCTTGCCAATACCAGATGAAGTTAGTAGCTAAGAATAACCCAATAAGACCTATGATTGTGATTGAGTTGATAATCATTATGCCCACTGACTTTCTGGAGCATAAATCTCCATGCAATCTAGGCAAACTTGACCTAGCATGCCACTGTGCATGTATGGATGTTCTAACTTATAGACTGCTGCACAATTCGTGCATTTGTAATCTTGCAATTTAACTGCTTGAAGTAACATCTTATTCCTATCCGTAGCGATGCCCTTGATCGCTTACAAGATTAGTGTGACATAGCGACACGACAAAAATGCGCTCATTTGTGTAACGATTTGGTAACGAAAAAGCCAGGGTCTAGCGTGGTCTGCCGTAAGACTTTCCAGACACAATGAATGTGCCATCTTTCTCAATGTTGATTAGATCGACCTGCACCTTAGATCCATGCACATACATAATGGCAAAGGCTTGCTGCCAATTCGCTACGCCCTTTGTGTAAGCAGCTTGCTTAAAGTCCATAAGATTGCCTACCTCGACACCATGCAGGACACGCCCTATACGCCCTCCAGAAGCCTCTGAGAAGGCTGATCTGCCTGCTCTGTGTGTATGTCCTGAGATGACATTCTTGCCATGCCTACGGGCTGCTTCTAGGGCTGATAGACCCCCTTGTGGCTTGATTGGTGTGTGATCTCCATGCACTGCAATCCAGTTAGGAGCAATCGCCATAGGATTCTTGTGGAATGTAATGCCTAGCTCATCAAACTTCATGAACTTCTCAAAGCGTAGTTCTGGCAATGCACCAAATGCAGGCACTTTAGCCATAATGATGTTATACAGGCGATCTGTGTGATTACTGCGGATGCAATCTGTAACGCCTAAATCCCAGAGCAGCTGCACAGCCTCATTACGATCATCATCTAGGGTCTGGGCATAACTGCCCATGCGCCCTTCTTCCCACTTGCTAATCTGAGGAAGGTCAATTTCATCGCCTATTGTGACGACTTGATCTGGCTTAAACTTTGTGATGAAGTTTGCAAGGTTACGCGTTGCAACCCTGTCATGGTACGGAACTTGTAAGTCCGAGACTACGACAATTCGCTTAATCGTCATCCTCATCTTCGTAGTCGCCAAAACGCTCTGGCTCGATTGGATCAGGCAAGATCCAAGCAGGGTAAGCGGATCGCTCTACGATGATTCCTAAGACAGTTTCTTCATCAAAGCCTGCTCGCTTTAGAGATTGAGCAAACTCATACATCCCAATGCAATAAGCATCAAGAGCTGAATAATCTTGCTCAACTAGATTCTTAGTCGCTTTTCTTGCCATGACAAAATTATCGCTCTAACAGTATGTTATAGATCTCATCGACACGCTGATTGAGTCGCTTAATCTCTGAGAGCAGATGAGTAATGACATAGCCTGCAAGACCACCAATAACTAGCAAGGTGCTTATGTAAAGGCTAAAGAAATCTGTTTGGCTCACTTTTTAACGCCCATTGCTGGATCGTTAGCATTGAGGTAACGAAGCACCGGTGGAAGAATAGAAGCAATGCCTGCTGCAATGAGAGCTTTAGGATCTGTGACTCCAGCTGCTGCCATTGAGATAACTGCTACTAGAAACGCTCTAGCCCATGAGCCTGCTGCTGTCTTTAGTTCATTCATTATTCTCCGCCTAACATAGATACTTGAAAAAAAGCCCCGTCATTATCAGCTTCTTTCTTAAAGCTAACATGGCAGTGCTTAACATGTTTGTTAGCCCCTGTGTATTTACGCCATTTCCAGTTAAGGACTTTCGAGCAGATGTGTCCATCAAAAATGATGTAAGCAATACGCGTGTCTGCTTTTGACTTTGATAAGGTACGAAGCTGATCTGCAAGATCGCCCATGATGTCTGGCTTTGATCCCTTAAATAAGTCACGATCGATGTCGATGGCACGAACCCAACCCTGCTCATCTGGATTATGATCTGACTTGCGAGCAGCGTGTCGGGTATCACCGATCCAACCATCCGATGTGCGGTCACGATCTGGGAACGAATCATCGATTTGCTCTCTTAACTGGGAAGCAGCTTTAGAAAGTTTGGGCTTCACTTACAATCCAAGTGCCTTTAGATCATCTGTTGTCAGACCAAGTGCAGCAAGTTTAGCTTGTGCTACATCTTTGGCTGCTTCTTTAGCAAGCAATGCAGTGTTTTCTGCTATCTGCTCTGAAACTCGTTGTTCCCATTCTGCAAACTCTGCGTCATTCATCTCACGCACAGTGACTTCATCTGTCAAAACATCGTGATTCGTTACTGTTGGTCTAGTCATCAGTTCACTCCATAAGTTAGTACGGTTCCGCTTGCGAATGTAGTGCTTACAGCTAAAAATGTTATTGAAGAAATAACTGCAATGTTGGCATAACGACCAGTAATAAGTGTAGATGTATTTCCAGTACCGTCCTGAAACCCACCGGTGCAGAAATAAGAAACTCCGCTGGTTTGATCTGTTGCATTTACAACTAAGTTACCTTGATAAAGATTAGTCGTAGTAGCACTGTCACCCATTCTTGTCATTAAACCGCTACCAGCTGGTGACCAACCACCGCCCGAGCTAACAGTTGTACCTACTACCTTAAACTCCTGACAGGAATAATTGCCAGCAGTGTCTCCGTTAAATCTCAATTCAACAGCGTTATTAGATGTTACCCTTGCGCCTCGAAAGACAAAAAGTAATTGTTTGTAAGTGCTAAGACTAGAAATTGTAACGCTTGCTCCTGTTAAAGTCGTTGTTGCTAATAATGTCATGCCACCGCTGCTGGCAGGTGTAGCCCACTTCAATCCTGTGGCAGTCGATGAGTCGGCAGTAAGAACTGTGGCATTTGCACCAACTGCAAGGCGCGATACTGTGTCAGCGGCAGTTGCTGCAATGATGTCTCCTTTAGCATCGACAATCGCCTTAGGGACCATTGTTGCCATTGTGGCGTCAGCAGCATCGCCTAATGCTTCAATTGCTGTTGCGCCATTTTTTACTAAATCGCTGGAAGTGGGAACAGGCCAGCCATAGTTAGGTGTAGTAGTTGCCATTAAGTTAGTACTCCAGTCGCGTTAGTCCAAGTAAGTGTAGCATTTACGCCTGTCCAAATTAGTGAGGCAGGCAATACTGTTTCCCATTGGGTTGTTGATAATGAGAAGTCCGTTGCTGAGACATAGAGAGTAATCTCAGTAAAGCTAGGGGTAGCGCGTAGGGCTACATTCTCAACAAAGCCATCGAACGAGCCACTGAATAAGTTAGTCGGCAAGTTAGTAATTAGCACAGGCTCACCAAAAAACACTGCAATTAGGCTGTCTAGCATGGCAGTTGGGATGTCTGGATTGTCAAGTCTAAAGGTTATGGCTCCTAGTGATGCTCTAGGGTTAGCGCGTAGTTTAAGCTCTCTGGAAGCAATGTCAGTGATGTCACCGAGGTTCTTAATGTTAGAGTCAAAGGAACGCTCAAAGAGCCCGTAAGAGGCTATAGAGTCGGTATCAGAGGTGCTGTAGGTTGATCCGTACCCTGTTGAGTAACGATAGATAAGGCTGTTACGGATGCGAGCAGTCTGAGTTGTTGAAGTGATAGAGCTTGGTGTTGCATACGAGCCATCAAGGTTAGTGAAGCCATTTGCTGCGAGATAGTTAGATCTGTGGTCGGCATCGTCATACGAGACATCCCCATCTTTCTCCTCAAAAACAGTACCAAGTGCGCTAGTAGCAATTTGATCTGCAAGGGTCTGAGACTTGGCAGAAGCACTAGCTGCAAGAGCAATCATTGTGTAAAAGCCTGCATCGATAGTGCCAATGTAGGACTCGGCTGTTTCCCATGTTTGAGTTGCTGGATAGGTATCCCAAGTAATGGTTGGGGTTACTTTTGCCCATGACAGATTTAGAGCTGCACCTAAGATCTCTGCAATCTGTGCGCCATCCAAGCCTTCTGCAAGGGCAGTGTTATACACAGCCTTTGTTAGTTTAGCCAGAGAGCCGATGCCCAGAATTGTGCCAGTGGTGATGTAGCCAGTTTCCTCTGGGCTTCTGACTCCGATGTTAAAGTCTGATACTTCGCCACCGAATACAGTGACATAAGTGCCACTGCCATTCTTAAGCTCTAAAGTAATTGGCTCGGTTACATTGATGGTGAAATCTGCGCCAGTAGTGTTGATGATTTGTACTTGACAGTAACCTGCCGTTGCCTGCCGATCAATGTCCAAACGACCAGATGCAAAAGAAACAGAGGTGACAGTCGTATAGACATCGTCACCTACTGTAATGCGCCATTCTGGAAGCCATGTCATGCGATCATTAAGCCTCTCAAAGTGCCACGCTGAACTGCCTCAGTAATTACATTCTCAATAGCTTCAGCAATAGCGTTGGGATCTCCGATACCAGTCTGAATAGTGATCTGTGGCATAAAAGTGCTATAAACTTCTCTTTTACTTGTACCTTGAATAATGCCACGCAGTTCATTTGGCAAAGTTGTTTCTACTAAATTAGATCCAATGCTAGAAATAACACCACCTAAAGATGCAACATTGGCATTAGTTTCAGCAATAGTTGTTGCTGGAGTTAAACCTGCTGTGCTTGGTGCTGTAGTCGGCTTACCTGCTGTAGTCGGCTTACCTGCTGGAGTTGTCTTAGATCCAGTTGCAGCAAGATTTATAAGACCAAGCAAACGCAATGCTTCATTAAGGTTATCTAGGTTTATTAAATCTTTAGGCATTAAACTTTCAAGAATAGACTTAATGTCCAATAGTTTAACATTCTGTTGTCCTAATGCGCCTAAAACTTTAAGATCTGCATTAAGTTTATTAGTGGCAGCAATAATGGCTGCTTCATCCTTAGAAGCGATTGCTTCTTCTAAAGCAAGAATTGAACGCTTAACATTAAGACGAGCAGTATCATTGGCAATCTGTAAGACCTGCGCTGCGCTAGTTGCCTTACCTAGTTGTTCAGCCTGATTCGTTAGAGCTGCTGCGATCTGGATCTTGTCTAGATCAAAGACATCGGTTCCTTTACCTAGAGCAAGATTAGCCTTGTCGATCACGCCTTGCAGCTTCTTGGCTGTGTTCTGCTTATTAAGCAGGGCTAGTCTTTCTTTCTCTCTGCGTAGAGCTTCCTTCTCCATCTTAGCCAAAAGTTCTTGTTGCTTCTTCTCGGTAAGTGTGAGCTTTGCTGCTTCTTGCTTGTCAGGGATAGTAATGTTCATCCCGAATTGCTTACCAGCAAAACCCTCAAAGATCTGTCGTGGCAGATTCTTTAGATTCTGGATAAGAGTCGGGATTACACCAATAGTCCGACCAGACTGGACTGTTACCTTAGCCAGTGCTGTGGCGATTGACTCAATTACATAAGCTGCATCCGATGCGTCTTTACCGCCACCGACAAGAGCAAAGGCATCGACTAAGCCACCACCGATAATCTCAGAAGCGTTATTGGTAGCAATGCTCAGGACATCAAATTTATAAGCAGTAGTATCAAGATAATCTTCAGCTGCTCCTGCTGACTTCTTTAGGATAACTGACAAGATGTCATTGAATGACATTGTGTTAAGTTCAGCTCTAGTTAAGCCTGTATTGTACTTAATCAGACCTCTAGTAACTCCTACATAACCTTTGCCAAGATCCTGTGTGACAGTGGCTAGATCAATGCCAGATGCTCGGCTGATCTGGATTGCATCATTAAGCAACTTCTGAGACTGGGTCAATGATCCTGTGGTGGTCAGTAGCCCCTGAAACGCTGGACGAAGAATGTCGTCTGCGATCGATGCTGACTTTTCTAATTTAGCGATGTAGTCTGCAATGGCAGGATTAGCAAAGCCAATGCCTAGATTCTCTACTGCGCGACTTAATCGTGTAGCTGCTGCTTCATCTGCTGCAAAGGCTTTAACTGAAGCCTTGCCATAAGCAATGATTGCAGAAGTACCATAAGCCAGACCTACTGCACCTGCTAACTTCTTGACATTGCTAGTTAGTTTCTGTGTTGCTGTGTCTGCTTGCTTAAAAGCCTTATTGCCAGTGAACTCCGCTGCAATGTCAATGACTACATTAGCCATGCTTAGCCCCTCACTGTTGCTCGTTGATTAAGTTTTGTGCTTGCTGCTGCAATAGCTTTAAGGACACCTTCTCTGGCTTTGCCATTGTTTTCATCATAAGCGCGATAAAGAACGCGACCTTGCATGCGCCCTTTACCTTTAAGAGGTGCGCGAAACTTTCCATCTTGATTTATAACAAACTGGCTGTCTGGGCTTAACTTGCCCATTCTCTCGTAAATTGATCCAGCCCTGCTTTTATTAAAAACTTGGGCTAGAGCTCTAAACCCTCTGCGATTAGGCTTTGATGGTGATGTCTTATAACCAATGCCTGACTTGACAACAGAAGGATTAAAAAAGGGAAAAGTCGCTTCTGACATTTGACGAGGCAACCATCCGCTTAGCACTTGACCTTGATCTGGCACATAACCTTTAGCCGATTTGGAAATTGGTGTGACAGCTACCTTAATTTCTTTCTGCGTTTCTTTTGCTAGATCTGGAGTAAACTTACGGAGAGCCTTACGAAGTTCGATTCCGCCCTTGACGCTTGCTGGCATCTGCCGACTCCTTCGCTTCATCCTTTAGACCTTTAACTAGAGCATCTAGCATGATCTTGTCTAATTCCAATAAGTGCTGTGGCGCGATTCCCAACCTAATGCTTAGCCTAGCAATTAGATAGGTGAATGGAAGATCGCGCTTTAAGCTAAAGGGTCTGAGTCAAGCACCTCAACACTTTTAAGTGTTTCAATAAACTCAATCCCAAAAGGCTTAACAGTTTCACCTGTCCTGCGAGTGACTTCCCATGCCAACCAATAGACCGAAGTCTGCATTTCATCTTCACGAAACGCACGATGAAACCCTTTTTTAGCGTATAACTCAAACGAGTACTCCACTGCTGGAGTAATTTCGCCTTCGATAACGCTTCCATCTTGTCGAACGATCTTTAGTTTTGCCATGATTAGCCCCTTAATTTAGTTGTTTGATTAAGCCCAAGTACCTGTTGAAGCATAAGAAGTCTTGCTGTTGCAAGTAAAGGTGATGTCGATCATTCCTTCTTCTCCTACTGCTCCGTTGATGTCTGTTAGGTTGTCAACAAAAATCGTACCACTGTAGAGAACATTTGTTGCTGATACAGCAGCTGATGAATCCTGAATTGCTTGGAAAGCAACTGTAGATCCGAAGGCTGTTTGTAGAGTAGCAAGAACATTGTTTGCTGCTGTGTCGTTTAGGAATGAAACAGTGATTGTGTCTGCTGCAAGTCCTGCAACAAACTTATGAGCTGTGTCGCCCATTGCTGTAACTTCTAAACTATCAACAGTGCGGTTAAGTGTGAAAGCAGTGACATGGTCTGAAAGATTGACTGTAGCAATCTTAAATCCGACCTTATTGTTTAAGAAAATTGCCATTGATTATTCCTCATCTTTCTTTGTAGTTACTGGCTTTGGTGCTGCTGTAATCTGACCAATCTTCTTCAAGAAGGCTAGATCCTCTGGTGTTAGCTCTGACATGTTAGCTCCAACTTGTTAGGATTGATACGGAAATCTCACAGCTGAGAAGGTCACCCGAAGCAGCGTTGAGAATACTTGGTGCGCT